TCCAAGCATAAGTGTATATAAAAAATTTTTTAAAAGTTATACATTTGCTTGTGATAAAATTGGTACAAAACCAATGTTTGGAGCAAAAATTCCAGACAACTTTTGGGATAATCTTTCAAACAAAAATTTAACAGTCTTAACTGATACTAGAGAACAAGAACCTTTATTTTTCTCTAGTCAAGTAATTAGAAAACTTGATGTGGGCGATTATGCTATCCAAGATTATTTTGATTATACATTTGTTGATAGAAAATCTGAGGGAGATTTTAAATCCACTCTTAGTAAAGATAATTTTCTGAGATTCAAAAGAGAGTTGGATAGATGCAGGGCAATGGATTGCTATTTGTTTGTCGTAATTGAATCTGATTTAAAAAAACTAGAAGATTCTAATAAAAAATCCGCACACAAGGCAAACATGAAATATATTTATCATAATATGCGGATTTTGCAACATGAATACAAAGATTGTTGTCAATTTGTTTTTTCTGGCAATAGAAAAAATAGCGAAGATTTAATTCCAAGAATATTACTTGGCGGGAAAAAAATTTGGAATGTTGATTTACAATATTTTGTCAACGAAAAAAATTTATGAGCTGGGAATTAGGAAATCAAAAGAGCAGAAATAGAGATCGAGACATTAATAAACTAATTCTTGAGAAAGAAGGCTTTTTAGACGAAAGGGAAGCAAAGATTTTATTGTATAAATTTCTACGAGAAAACCCTTCATTCACTTCAGAGCTTTTAACTGGCGTGGAACTGTTTCCGTTTCAGCACATGGCAATTAAAGCGATGTTTCAGACTGATTATTTTTTGGGAATCTGGAGTCGTGGTCTTTCAAAATCATTTACTACTGGAGTCTTCGCAGTGTTGGATGCTATCATGCATCAAGGCGTTCATATTGGCATCATATCTAAATCATTTCGTCAAGCAAAGATGATTTTTAGAAAGATTGAAGAAATTTCTAAGACAGTTAAAGCCTCAATGTTTGCAGAAGCTATTACAAGGGTTTCCAGGGGTAATGATGAGTGGTTTATGGAGATTGGTAGGTCTAGAATTACAGCGCTTCCATTAGGTGATGGTGAAAAGCTTCGTGGTTTTCGTTTTCAAAGAATGATTATAGATGAATTTTTATTGATGCCAGAAAAGATCTTTACGGAAGTTATAACTCCCTTCTTGGCAGTTGTAGAAAATCCAACCGAAAGGCAAAACATTTACAATATGGAAACTAAAATGATTGCCGAAGGTAAAATGACTGAAGACGAAAGAACAATTTGGCCAAACAATAAAATTATCGGCTTATCTTCGGCAAGTTATAAATTTGAATACCTTTATAAGATATATCAAGAATATGAACATCTAATAAATGCCGAAAACAATAAAAATTTAGCGCATAGAGTAATTATGCACTTTAGTTATGATTGTGCGCCCAGTCAGTTATATGATGCTGCAGCTCTGCAGCAAGCGAAAGCAACCTTAAGTGAATCTGCGTTTCAAAGAGAGTATGGTGCAGTATTTACTGATGATAGTAGCGGTTATTTTAAAGTTAGTAAAATGATAGCTTGCACAATAAAAGATGGAGAAGGTCAATCTGTAGAAGTTGCGGGAGAATCTGGAGCAAAATATATTTTATCGTTCGATCCTTCATGGTCAGAATCAGAAGGTTCTGACGATTTTGCGATGCAAGTAATTAAATTAAATCCTGAAAAAAATACTGGCACAGTTGTTCATAGTTATGCAATTGCTGGTACGCCATTAAAAGATCATATATTTTATTTTCATTATTTAATAACTCATTTTAATATTGTTTGTATGGTGGGTGACTATAATGGAGGCGTACAATTTTTAAATTCAGTTAATGAAAGCGAACTTTTTAAAAGTTCAAAAATTAAGATTGAGACTTTTGACGCAGACTTTGATAATCTTCCCGATTACCATTCAGCTATAAGAGAATGCAAAAATCAATACAATATAACTCAAAGAAGAATTTGTCATTTGAGAAAACCTTCTTCTGGGTGGATTAGATATGCCAACGAATTGCTTCAGGCAGATTTTGATCACAGGAGAATATTTTTTGCTGGCGCTGCAATGAATGATGATTACCAATCTCAGAGGGGTAAAAGCATTCCAATAGATAATATAAAGTTTCTGCGCGTGGAGGACGAAAATCAAGGATCTGGAGCAAAAATGATTGATTTTATTGAGCATCAAAAGGATATGTTGGATTTAACTAAAGCTGAATGTGCTTTAATTCAACCTAGCACTACAACAAATGGCACTCAAACATTTGACTTGCCTTTAAATTTAAAGGGACAAAAGGGGCCAGATAGAGCGAGAAAAGATTCTTATTCAGCTCTTATTTTAGGCAATTGGATGATGAATATTTATTATGATATGTTAAAAACTCCAGAAGTTCAAATGCCAACATTCACACCAATGTTTATAAAGTAACTTTAAAGTTAACTTTTAAGTGTAATAAATTCGTATGTCTGAAAAAAGGAAGTATAATAAAAAGTCTGAATATTGGACAAAATTCAATAAGGAGAGTCATCCAGTTCAAATTGAATTAAGTAAGGGTGCTGCAGTTTCTGTTGCCCCAATAGCTGCTGGAGAACCATTTTATACTTCTGACGCTTCTATTTCCAGAGCGTCTTATTCAAGAAAGGGTGACTCTTCTTCAGAAACAGCTTCTAGAACAAATTCATCTAGAACAAATAGAGCAGCATTTTCTGGAGTTTTTAATAGATTTAGTAGCATAAGAATGGGCATGCTTCCATATGAGTATGCTGCTGATGGAGTGAATGTAAGAGAAGCAATTGAGTTATGTCAAAAAGCATATGCGAATGTTTCAATTTTTAGAAACTCAATTGATGTGATGGCTGAGTTTGCAAACTCAGAAATTTATTTAGAAGGTGGAAATAAAGCATCTAGAGATTTCTTTTATAAGTGGTTTAACAAGATTCGCTTGTGGGATTTAAAAGATCAATATTTTAGAGAATATTATAGAAGTGGCAATATTTTTCTTTATAGAGTTGATGGAGATTTATCGCTAGATGACTTCGCAACAATTTCTAAAACTTACGCAGTCCAAGGAATCAAGCCAAATAAATTGCCAATTAAATATATTTTATTAAATCCTTTCGATATTGTAGCGAAAAGAAGCACCAGTTTTGCTACAGGCGCTTACGAGAAAATTCTTTCTGAATATGATATGGAAAGATTGCGTAATCCAAAAGATGATTACGACGAAGAAGTTCTAAAAGGTCTTCCTCCAGACGTACAAGAAAAAATTAAAAAAGGCCAATATTATAGGAGTGGATTATTGATAAAATTAGACAATGAAAAATTAAGCTACAGCTTCTATAAAAAACAAGACTATGAGCCGTTTGCTATTCCATTTGGTTTTCCAGTTTTAGAAGATATTAATGCAAAATTGGAGTTAAAAAAAATGGATCAAGCGATCACTAGAACAGTGGAAAACGTTATATTATTAATAACGATGGGTGCAGAGCCAGAGAAGGGTGGAATTAATCCACAAAATCTTCAAGCGATGCAACAGCTTTTCATGAATGAAAGTGTGGGTCGCGTTTTAGTTTCCGATTACACTACAAAGGCAGAATTTATCATTCCAGATATTTCTAAAATTATTGGGCCAGAAAAATATCAAGTATTAAACGAAGATATTAAACAAGGTTTGCAAAATATAATGTTGGGTACTGAAAAGTATAATACTACCGAAGTAAAAGCTAGAATTTTCATGGATAGACTTAATGAAGCAAGAAGAGCTTTCATTAATGACTTTTTGCAAAGAGAAATCAGAAGAACTGCAAAAAATTTAGGATTTAGACAAATTCCTGTCGCTAAATTTGTGGATATGGATTCAAAAGATCAAACAGAAATTTTAAGAATTACCACAAGATTAATGGAATTGGGAATCATGACTCCCCAACAAGGATTGGACGTATTTAATACTGGTAAATTTCCAAATTCAGAAGATATCACAGTTAATCAAGAAGAATTTGTTAAGGAAAGAAAGAAGGGTTACTATAATCCGTTGGTGGGTGGGGTTCCAGTTATCGCTCCTCCAGCTCCCAAGTTACCTGCTGGAGCTAGTGCAGCACCTATTGCTGGAAATCCACAAGCTGCAAAAAATACGACTCCTAAATCTCCAGGTCGTCCAGCAGGAAATAAAAAGCCAGCTTCTAAAAAAGTAATAAAAGCTTATTCTCAGAAAAATATTCAAAACATAATTGGAAAAGTTGATGACTTCAGAAAACAAGTTGAAGAAAAGCTAAAATTAAAATATGGAATTGAAATTCTAAGCGAAAGTCAAATTCAAATGGCTGATAAGCTTTGTGAATCAATTGTGTGTGCTGTAGAAATTGACGAATGGTCAAATAAGTTAGAAAGTTGTGTAATTGATGTAAACGAAATTCAAGAACTGCATGCTATTGATGAAGTTTTAGAAATTTCTGCAGAACATGAGTTAGAAACTTATCCATCTGCAATTTTATATCATTCAGAAAAAGATGAACAACAAATATAAATATATAACTCAGTTTACGACTGGTCAAATTAAAGTTTGCCCCATTTTAACTGAGGAAAAAATTACAAGAGCTTCTTTAAAGAATTTAACTTCATTAATTCCAGATCAAGAAGTTGATTTAAATGAAAATATTGATCTTCTTGGAGTAGCTTTTAATGCTGCAGTAGTAAATCGTTTTAATAAAAATGATGATGGGATAGATACTGAAACAGCACTAAGAATTGCAAAACTTTTTAAACATAAACCAACAAATATAGAGCATAAAAAAGAAAAAGTCGTTGGTCATATTTTAACTGCTGGATTTAGCAGATATGGAGATAGTCAAATTTTGACTTCAGATGAATTAACTAACTATTCTGAAGTTTTTAACATTTCTTTGGGAGCTGTGGTTTATAAATTTGTAAATAAAGAATTTGCATCAGCACTTCAAGCTTCTTCGGAAGATCCATCAAGCGAATACTATGGTAAAATTTCTACAAGTTGGGAATTAGGTTTTAATGATTACAAAATTGCAATCGGTTCCGACAATTTAAAAGATGCCGAAATAGTTAGTGATGAAAAGCAAATAAGAGAATTGAAAAGTAAACTTAAATCTTATGGAGGATCTGGTGAATTGCAAGATGGAACTAAAATTTATCGTTTAGTTGTTGGTGAAGTATATCCTCTTGGTATTGGATTCACCACTAATCCTGCGGCAGATGTTAATGGAATTATAACAAATGAATCCGAATACAAAGATTCGCTAAACGAGCAAAAGGCTGAAGTTTATGAATTCAAATCTCACTTTTTTACTAAAAAAAATTCACAATCGAAAAATATCGCTGTAAAATCTCAAAAAGAAAGTCCCATGAATTTAGATAATCTCATTTCCGAAGTCAAAGAAGCTCTTTTGGAGAAAAAAATTTCCCAAGAAGCTGCTGCGAATATGACAGCCACCTTTACTGAAGCAATCAAAAAGAAAGATGAAGAATATCGTAAGGATATTGAAACTAGTAAAAGTTTAGCAGAAGCTGCAGAAAAAGAAAAGAATGAATTAAAAGCTTCAGTTGATGAAATCCAACAGCAATTAGCTGACGCTCTTTCAAAAATCGAACAATTTGAAACAGAAAGAAAAGCGGCAGAAGCTTTGGCTCGTTTTAATAGCAGAATGCAAGAAATCGATGAGATTTTTGAATTGGATGATGAAGATCGCCAAGTTCTCGCAGAGGACATTAAAAATTTAGATGAAACAGATGAAGTTTTCGCATCATATAAAAATAAATTGGGAGTGATGTGGAAAAATAAAAACAAAAAAGCTAAAGAAGAAAAAGACAAGGAAAAAGAAAAAGAAATGAAAGCTGCAATTGACGCAGAAGTTGAAAAAAGAGTTTCCAGTTTGGAAAAAGCAGCTACTTCAACAGCTTCAGTCGAAGAAGTTTTGGAAAATGTAAAAGCTTCCGAAGCTGGACTTCCTAACAACAATCAAGAATCTTCAAAAGCTCAAAAATCTTTATTCGAAAGATTTTCAGAAGCTTTCAAGAAAGAAAATATCACAATTTCGTAACAGAAAAATCAACAAAAAAATAAATAAATCATATGGGAAAAAGACTATTACCATTTAGACAATATAACGAACATGAAGTAATTAACATGTTCGCTTTCGATGATTCGCTTTTGACTAGTACTCAAAGCTTCACAGAAACTCATTCTGGAGATGCTGGAGTTTTCGTTAAAGTGACAGCTGGCAATTTAGATTTAGATCCTGTCGTGTACGGATCTGATAGCTATTTAGGAAAAACTGATTATCCTTATGTTGGATCAAATCAATATCCTAAAGTTAGCTTGAAGGTAGCTCCTGCTTCCTCTGGCGATCATTTCCCCTTGGGAATCGCTTTGTGGGAAACTGCAAAATACGACGAGAACGGTCAAAAACTTCTTTATTATCCTCAGAAAGCTGAAGAAAATCAAGTCGCTCTTCCAGGTCAAGCGATTCCAGTTGCAACCAGAGGCGTATTTACTTTGGCTGCTGCTGCTATCGACGGTTCTTTAACTGCTGGCTCAAGTTTCAAACTTTCCGCAAATGCTGGAAAAATTACTGGCGCTGCTCTAACTGATGCAAAAGCATTAGGTACTGTTTTGGCAGTTGGAACCAGAACAAGTTCGAACGCAAACATTCCTGACAAGTATGTCGGAAGTTATGCGGTCATCAAACTAGGATTCTAATTTAATTAAATAATAAAATATGAAAATCTCACTCAAAAGAACTCCCGAACAGATCGAATTAGTGAAGGCTATGGCCTCCAAAAATCGTGATGTTGCATATGAAGCTCAAGCAGCTTTAGCGCAATTTCTTGGACCTGTTCTCGCAGAAGTTATCAACAATGCTCCTGTATTGTCGAATCTCTTCTCTACACTTCAATTCAATTCAGAAGATAATCCTTCAATTCCTTTGGATTTGTACTACGATATCACTGATGACGACTATATCCAAGTATATAGCCAATCTGTAGCTGGTGGTCTTCCCACTAACCAAGTATTGCCAACCACTGCAGAAATGAAGCTCACTACCTATACTCTTGACTCAGCCTTGAGCTTTGACAAGCGTTATGCAGCAAAAAGCCGCATGGACGTAGTTAGCAAAACCTTTACTCGCATGGCTCAAGAAATTTTGAGCAAGCAAGAAAAAACTTCTGCTAATTTGATCCTCAGTTCTTTGGCTGGAGCAACCACTAATGGCAAGAAGCACGTTCAACGTGCAAATGCACAAGGTCGCTTCCTTCTTCAAGATTTGAACGAACTCTTGACTTTGTCTCGCAGAATTTTCACCTCATATACTGGTGGAACTCCTGCAGATGGAATGTCTGGAATGGGAATCACTGATTTGATGATTTCTCCAGAAGTTGAAGAAGAGCTTCGCGCAATGGCTTATAATCCAATCAATACTAAAGGTGGTCTTTACACCGATGGTACTAAAGGTGGATCTCAAGAGTCTAACTCTGGTAATGTAGGAGTAACTGCGCCCGATTCAGTTCGTCTTGGATTGTTTAATGGTGCTGGAGTTCCTTCATTCTATGGAGTTAATCTTTTAATCTTCAATGAATTTGGTGTTGGAGCTAAATTTAATACCATCTTCGATACTGTAGCAAATACTACTCAATGGCTTAAAGCTGATGGTGGATATGTTGGTTCTGACGTAAACACTGGTAATGATTTCGACGGTTCTAAAGATGAACTCTTGCTTGGAATTAACCGTAATCGTGAATCCTTGATTCGCGCAATCGCAGTTGATTCTGACAATGGTGCTGAATTCAGTTTGATCGCTGACGATCAATACAGCATTCGTCAAAACAAAATCGGTTACTTCGGTTCTCTCGAAGAAGGTCGCATGGTCCTCGACACACGCGCACTCTTTGGAAAAATCATCAAGCGCAAATCTTAATTATAGTATTAGTAGTTAAAAACTTGGCCACTCCTTTAAAGAGTGGCCATTTTTTTTATAATAGATATATGAAGAATATGGAAAATTTCGAACAAACCAATGGAAAAGATTTTGTTTCGAAACATAAGGAATTAGAAGAACTTTTGGGAATCGACAAGATTAGTCCATTTGGAACAAATGAATTAGAAGTTTTTGAGGAAAAATTAAAAAGCTCAAGCCATTCTGATTTGCAAAAACTTGCTCATAGAGTTGGATTAAATCCTTTTTTAGATAAAGCCAGAATAAAGCCAGCTTTGATTAAAGAATTTAAAGCTTATTCAAAAAACTCAAGAAGAAATGCAATTCCGCCTCCGTCAGATGTAATTAAATTAGACAAAAATAATCCAGAACACGCAGAAACAATAAAAATTTTAGGAGAATTTTAATGAGTGAAATAAGTGATTTAGCAACTGGTATTTATACCACAGAATTCGATTCGGATGAAACAGCGGCAACTGTTGTGCAGATTTCTGGTTGGCTTTCAGAAAATTTAGGATTATTGAACACGCTAATTAATACAAATTTTTCTGGGGAAAATCCAAATCTAGGTTTAGAAGAAAAGTCAATATATAAAGAGATATATTTATATAATTATTATAATAAGCAATCTAGAAATATATTAAGAGGCATTACTGCAACCTCAAATGCTGGAGATAATATTCTTTCTGTTTCTGATGGAGATAATCAAATTACCTTTGTTAATAGAAATGAAGTTGGTAAAGTATATAGAGATTTAGCAAAAGAATCTAAGCAAAAGTTAGATGGACTAATAGCAAAATATAATATATATGCATCTAAACCGCTTCAAGTTGGCGGTCTTGAAAGCGAGTATTCCGCTTCAATCGGTTCAGAAAATTGCGACACTTAAAATCTTTAATTAAATCGCAGTGATAATAAGTGTAATTATTCTAAAATGGCGACTACATCTTTTAGAATTTTACAAAGAAGAAGCTCTACGTCTGGAGTTACTCCTCAATTATGTACATTGTGTGATGGAGAACTTTTTGTACAATTAGCTGACGAAACAATTTATTTTCGTAATAATGAAAATCAGTTAGTTTGCACTTTAACTGATAAAAATTTAGGAAATCTTTATAATATATTTGCTCCAACTGGTGATTATGTCACTAATTCTCAAACTGGAGCTTTTGCATCAATTGGCAATTATGTAACTACGTCGCAAACTGGCGATCTCTCCAGCGTGTTCGCTCCTACTGGCAATTACGTAACTGCGACTCAAACTGGTAATCTTTCCAGCGTGTTCGCTCCCACTGGCAATTACGTAACTGCGACTCAAACTGGTAATCTTTCCAGCGTGTTCGCTCCTACTGGCAATTACGTAACTGCGACTCAAACTGGTAATCTTTCCAGCGTGTTCGCTCCCACTGGCAATTACGTAACTGCGACTCAAACTGGTAATCTTTCCAGCGTGTTCGCTCCCACTGGCAATTACGTAACTGCGACTCAAACTGGTAATCTTTCCAGCGTGTTCGCTCCCACTGGCAATTACG